AAATAGATTATCTTTGCAAACTTAGAATAAAACATAACAATAATAAATAATCGAATGGAAGACGATAATGAATTAGGTATGGGTTTATTTGAAGGAAACCAAGAATTAAATTTTAATTTTGCGGTTCCTGAAGATGACAATATCGAAGAAGAAGAAAATGAAAATAACATAAATGTAGAAGATACTACATTAGACAATAATAACCACGTTGAGGACAATAGTTCAGAGGAAGTAGACGAGGAAGATGTTGAAGATGAAGGTGGTGAAGGCAGTGAGTCTTCTTCCAACTTATATTCTTCTTTAGCTGCCTTTGTTCACGAACAAGGTTTACTACCTTCTCTAGACATCGATTTAAAAGAAATTAAATCTGCTGATGATTTTGCTAATGTCTTTAATAAAGAATTAGATATTCAAGCGGAGTTAAGATTAAATGATTATTTAGCAAACTTAGATTTAAATAAAATAGGTATTGCTAAAAAAGATATTCAAGACCTTAACACTATTAATTCTGACTCATTAAAAAATGACATTGATTTAGCTAAACGTATAATTTACGATGATTATCTTAATCAAGGTTTAGATGATAAAAAAATTAATAGAATGATGAATCGTTTAATTGATTTGGGGGAAGATGCTATTTTAGAAGATGCTGAAGAATCATTAGAAAGTCTTAAAGAATTTAAAAATCGTGAGATTGAAAAAGAAACTCAATCTTATAAAGAAAAGTTAGAAACTGATAAAATTGAACAATCTAGATTAGATGAGCAAATGAAAAAAACCATTTATGATTCTAAAGATTTAATATCAGGATTGAAACCAAATAAATCATTGCAAGATAAAGTTTATAAATCTATTAATGATATTGTAGGTAAATCTCCAGATGGTGCTTTTGAAAATAAATTCATGCGAGAACGAAGAGAAAATCCATTAGAATTTGAAATTAGAATGTATCACTTTTATGAACTTACTGCTAAATCAAGTGCTGTAAAAGATTTAGAGCAAATTGCACGTAAAACAAAACTAAAAGATAATGGTACTCCATTATGGGCACAAGATGAAAATACATATAGTAATTTTTCTGGACATGTCCTAAATATATAATAAAACAGATATTTAAAGGTTACGTTAAATATTTGCAATTAACAAGTAACTATAAAAAACAAATAAATAAATATGAGTGCAGGTAAATTTATCATGACTAAGTCTCAAGCTTGGTCTGGGCTTACTTTAAAAAATCACATCTCTCAATTGTTTGGTTCTCAACCACAATTGATTTCCCCTTTGACAACTGTATTGTTGCAAAATTCAGGAATGAAAAATTTGGATACAACCTTATCGTTATTCCCTGAGAAAATTATTGCTACTGCAGATGATTTTGTATGGAAAGTTGTTGGTTCAGATGAACGTAATATTGCGTTAGTTGAAGCTAGATATAATGGAGCTGTTGTAGACGGTAACACTGTAGGTGTTGGTGCGGCTAGAGCAACATTTGAAATGGTATTCGCTGAAAAATGGTTTACAAAAATGCATTTGATTGCTGGTAATAGACCAGATACATATCAAATGAGAATTATTGAGGATCCTTATGAAGAAGGTTCTAATTATGTTTATACTTGTGAAGTATGGGGTGGTCAAGAATCTCTATTAGGTATTCCAGGAGATGAATTTTTACCAGGAAACAGATTCTCTATTGAGGGTGCTCCTGTTGAGGATGAGTTATCAATTCAAGGTGCAGGTATTCAATTTACTTCCCCTTTCTTAATGAGAAACTCTGTTACTTCAATTCGTATGGAACATAAAGTTTCAGGTGCGATGATTGATTGTAAAATTCAACCAGTATATCATGCAGGTATTGAAACAAGAGACCCTAATACAGGGAAAGTGCATAGTTCTACAACTTGGATGCAAGAAGTTTATTGGCAGTTTGAAAAAGCTTTGTCTCGTATCAAATCTCGTACTATCATGTTTGGTAAAACAAATCGTGATGAAAATGGACGTTTCTTGAATAAAGGTAATGCTAATATTGAAATTAAAGCTGGTTCAGGAATTCGTGAACAAATGGAAGTTTCTAACACAACTTACTACAATAGATTTTCTATTCGTATGTTAGAAGATTTACTATCTGAATTATCAGAAGGTAAGTTAGATTGGGGAGAAAGAAAATTTATGTTGCGTACAGGTGAAAGAGGTGCAGCACAATTCCATAGAGCTGTAGCAGAAGTTGCTTCAGGTTGGGCATCTTTAGGATTTGATAATACAGGTACTAATGCAATTAAAAATGTGTCTTCTAAATTTCACGCTAATGCATTTTCTGCAGGATTCCAATTTACAGAATATAGAGCCCCTAATAACATTCACGTAATGTTAGAGGTTGACCCAATGTATGATGATAAAGTTCGTAATAAAATTCTTCACCCAGATGGTGGTGTAGCTGAATCTTACAGATATGATATTCTTTACATCGGTTCAATGGAAGAGCCTAATATCCAAAAAGTAAAAGTTAGAGGTTCTGATGAATTGCGTGGATATATGGCAGGTATTAGAGATCCTTATACAGGTCGTAGAGGTGGAACAATGCAATTGATGGAAGATTCTGCAACAATGACTGCTCTTGTAGAAGGGGTTGGTTCATTGGTAAAAGATGCTTCTAGAACTGCATCTTTGATACCATCATTGTTAAACTAATCAAGTCAATTAGAATAGTATTCTAATTACTGACACGTAAGTGTTTAAAATAAATAGGGGGTGTAAAAGCTCCCTATTTAACTAATTATAAAAATCTTTCGGAAGAAGACAAATAAAAAGAAGAATGGAAAAAACAATTAAAGGTAATTTTACATTACCAAATGAAATAGTTACGCTTAGATATATTCATAGAAATAGAGGAATGGCCGCTAATGTAGATAAAAATCACGTAATTGCAGGTGGTTTATTATCAAAAGCAGTTCGTAAGTTTTGTACACCTCTTATGAGAAATGGGTCAATTGCTAATATTTTAAGTAATGATGAAAAAGAATATTTAGAATCTATTACAGGTTTAAATTTATCTGTATATGGTGATTTTTGGAATACATTTAGAGTAGCTTTACATAAAGAAGATGCTAACAATAGATTAGATTTAAGTAATGCAATGGATTTTATTTCATATAAAATTTTAGATTCATTAAAGAATGAGATCGCTCCCAATTGGGTTAGTCGTAATTCTAAACAAACTTATCAATTTGCAATTTGCAGAGAAAATGAAGAAATGTTAGAATCTAAAGGTAAATATGATGCTAAAAAAGAAGCATTTAAAATGTATGGTAAAATCGAGGATGATAAAGAAAAATTACTTAGTGTTCTTAAATTACTTACAAACAAACCTATTTCACCAGAAGTTAAGTTGGATTGGTTGCAACATAAAGTTGAAGAATTTATTGACAATGAAGCTGTCAAATTTGTTAGTGTAATGAATGATAAAACTCTTTATACAAAAATGTTAATTAATACAGGAATTGATAAAGGTGTAATTGTTAAAAAATCAAATAAATATTCAACGGAAGATGGTTTAGATCTTTGTAATTCAGGAGAAATTGCTACATTTGATAATGCAATCGCTTATTTAGATAATATAAAGAATCAAGATGTTCGCAGTTTGATCGAAGCCAAGATAAATAAAAAATAACTATGACTAACTTAGAGTTTAAAAATGAATTTTTAATATCTTACAATGCGATTGCAAGTAATTCGGCACCGGGAATAGATGATTACGAACTTAGTGTTTACTTAACTCGTGCACAATTAGAAATTGTTAAAAATTATTATGATCCTTTAAGTAATCGTAAACAAAAAGGTTTTGAAGCTACTGAAAAAAGACGTAGAGATTTAAATCAATTAGTAAAAGATTATAAAACAACTGATACAATATTAAATGATTTTAATATCGATTCGTTAGCAAAGTTTTATATAGTACCTAATGATTTATTTTTAATAGTTAACGAAAAAGCTAAAGTAACTTCAGAGGATTGTTATAATAGTAAAACTTTAACTATTAAACCAATGTCTTATGACGAATATGATATTCAGATTGATAATCCATTTGAAAAACCAAATGAGAAAATTGCTTGGAGATTAGATTTATCAAATGTTAATAATGTTAAAGTTGTTGAGATTATATCACCTTATAATATTTTAGGATCATTGGAATATCAAATTAGATATATTAAATATCCAAAACCTATTATTATTACAAATTTAAACACCACTTTTCCATCAGACAATTTAACAATTGATGGAATTTTTGCAGAAACACCTTGTGAATTAAATGCAGAAATCTGTAGAGAAATATTAGATAGAGCTGTACTATTGGCTCTAGCAGATTATCGTCCACAGAATTTACAAGTAAAAGCTCAAATGAGCCAAACAAATGAATAAATAAATATTATTATAAATTAAAACAAATTAAATTATGTTTACACCAAATATGACAGGTGAGATGATGATTGGAAATGCAGTAGCCACAGAAACAACTTCTGCTACTTTTATTGCTACAGCATCAGACAAAGAATTAAAAGTAATTTCTAAAGATGGTACTGCTGTTGCAGCTAAAAAACCATTTTATGTTTTACAAAAAGCAGATGGAATTCCTGGAGGATTTGAATTTTCAGATAAAGTTGACCCTCGATATGTGGAAAAAGTTACAGTTACTACTTATTCTGCTGAAGTATTGGGTTCTTATAAAGTAGATGGTTTTAACACTGCAGGTGTTGTAGCAGCTAAAAGAACTTATGAAGTTGAAGTTAGATTGGAAGATCAATTATCTCCTGAAAACTTTACAACTATTCAAGGATATTATGTAACAGGTCAAGTAATTGGTTCTGATACACCAACAACCGTTAGAGATGGTGTTTTATTATCTTTAAATAAAAATCTATCTAATCGTGGAGCAGATGAATTTACAGCAGTTGCTGACGGTACTGGAATTTTAATTACAGAAAAATATCAAGCAAACCGTGTTGGTAGAGATACTGGTCGTAAATTACAATTTACTGTTAAAGGTAAAGTTTTTGAAAATGTACCTACAAATGGTGAAAGTTCAAATCTTGGACTTTTAATTGCAACTCAAATAACAGTACCGAAACCTGGAAATGGAGATGGTAAATGGGTTACTAATGCTGAGTATGTTCTTAAAGGATTTAAATATGATCCATCAAGAGAATACGGATTTCCAGCAAATTTTGGTAATTTAACACCAACATATGCTTCTGGATCAGGAGTATATAATCTTATTCATATTAAACATTATATGCCCCGTACAGAAACTTCTGTGGAACGTCAATATAAAGTTTTAACTATTGCAGTAGATAAAGTAACTGATACATTGGCAAACAATGCTAATACTAACTCCATTCTTACTCAAATTAGAACAGCAGTTGATACATACGCAACTGTACCAGCTAACTTAGCAGTAGTATAATAACACAAATAAATAATAACCTAAAAAGGCTGATTGTAAACATTAATTTGTACGCAGTCAGCTTTTTTTTTACACAAAAATATGGCAGCAGCAGCGATACAGAATTTTGAAATATTAAATGACGGGCAACAACTTGCAATTGATGTAGAAACTATTGAAGGGAGTTTAATAACTTCAATCAAATTATGGAATATTGATGCTTTTAAAGATGAATCTTTAAGTATTGATTTAGATTATAAATTAGAACAAATTAATAATAAAGAAGTTTTTATAGTTACTGCTACAGAATTAAATATACCTTCTTTTACAGATATTTGGTTCATTGAAATTGAAAGTGATTATGAAGGTACAGAAGGTTGTACAAGTTGTCAAGACCCTGCATTAGGAATTACTTATAATTTACAACCTTATTATAAATGTATGTTAAATTATTTATTAGAATCAGAAAAATCTATAGATAGTAATTCTATAAATGCTTATTCAAATAATTTAACAATTACTGTAAATTTATTAATTGACTCTATTGAAAAATCATTAGATGTTGGATATTATTTACAAGCAATTGAAATGTTAAATAATCTTAAAAAACTTTGTAATATTTCTAAATGTAAAAATTGTCAAACAGTTATATGTAGTTCTTGTAGTAAATTTATACAACAATAATTATGCAACAAATAAATGAAAAATCACATTATTCTACAATAATTAGCTCTTTAAATAAAGAATATAAAAAAACTAAAATTGGTAAATCAATGACTCCAAATGACATTTATTTATTAGATGTTATATATAATTTATTACAAGGATGTTGTTTAGAATTAAGTAATATAGAAACTAAAAAGCTTTTAAAAATATATAATACTCTTTCACATACTTCTAAAATAATTTGCAATAATAATTATCAAGAAATTTATCAAATGAGTAAAAAGAATAAATTTATTCAAGCTGAAAAAACAGACTGCAACACAATACCATTACAACCAACTATAGATAAAATTTATTATTGGCAAGAAGAATCATATATTACTATAATTGATGATATAATTCCATTAACATACATTGAAAATTATTTTACAGATAAATTATTTGATAAATATTCTAATTTTAAAGATATAGGTAAAACTATAAATTATGAAAATGTAGGTAGAATTTGTTTTTATGCTACAGAATCAGATGATCAAAAATTTATAGTTACAGATATATTAAATAATGACGTTACTGATATATTTGATATTGTATATTTAGTCGATTCAAATGATACAATATTTGTATCCAAAGATTTTTATACACCTAGCGATATATTTTTTAAATTTACAAAAACAAACAACACAAACGATTCAATATTTGATATTGAATTTAATAACATATTTCAATAATGAGTAAAGAACAAATAAAAACACAAATAGATACAGATATTACTAATAAAACATCTGTAAAAAGTATTTCACCGTCAAACGTAGGTGGAAATATGAAAAACGTTGTAGACCTAATTCCAGATGTAAAAACAAATGGAACTGTTCTTGCTGTAAGCGGTTCAAAAGCTACTTTACAATATGATATAAATAATGTAAATAAATCAGGAGGTTCAGAAGTTAAATTACCAACAACAATAGAAGTTGGTAAAGAAGTTTTATTTTTAGCAAGTAATTATGCAGGAGCAGTTAGTGTTTATGTAAATGATGCAGGAGATATAAAATTATCAGGTGGTGCAAATGGTATATCAGGAAATCAACAAAGTTTACAAATAAATGCAAATGAAGCATATAGATTTATATATAGAACTGATAATTATTGGTATTTTGAAAAAATAATAGATATACCTACAAATTTATATCAATTACAGTCTGAAAGAACAACAGATGGAACTTTAGTTACTAATTCAAATTTCAAATATCCAACAGAACAAGCGGTTAAAACATATGTGGACGCAAAAGATTCAAGACCTTATAAAATTTATACTGCAATTCTTTTTCAAAATGGAACAAACTCACCAACTGCAATCGTATTGGAAAATACCTATGGAGTAAATTTTAATTGGTCAAGAACAGGAATTGGAAACTATAAAGTTTCAAATTCTGAAGGTGTTTTTGTTAATGAAAAGACAATTAGTTTTTTTAATAATTCAGACGACCAAAGATCAATATCTTCTTTTTATGATTCAATAAACGATTATTATGTATCTCAGTTTTTAATAAACAGCTCAGGAGACCCAAACATATCACCTTTTGATGGTTTCTATAAAGCAATGATAGAAATTAGAACTTATAATTAAAAATAATAAATATGGCAAATCAATATAGTGCTGATGTACCTAAAGGATTCAATGTACCTAAGCAGGTACGATTAGATTCAATAACAAGTATTCAAAATGAAAATACTCTTAAAAATTTAGGCATCGGTAATAATTTAGCATTTAAATATTATGAAGGTTTAAAAGTTTATTGTAAAGATGAAAAAACAGAATATGTTTGGAGAGAAGTTATAGGTCTTGAAACAGGATTATTAGATATATCTTTTATTTACCCTACTTATAATACAGTAGATGGAATTAATTATTCTGGAAAATCTTTTAATTTCTTTAGTACTGATATTATGAATTTAGATCCTTTAGAATTTAATGTTATAAATAAAACTGTATGGAATAATGGATTTAATAATTTACCAGCAAATACTTCTTTTGGAGAAAACTCTTTATCAAGTATAACTACAGGTGATTATAATTCTGCATTCGGAATGAGTTGTTTAGAGTTTAATACAACGGGTGGAGGAAATGTTGCTGTTGGTATCAGTGCGTTGAGAGAAAATACCACAGGTTCTAATAATACTACTTTAGGTGTAAATGGACTATACTCTAACACTACAGGAAGTTCAAATACCGCTATCGGTTCTACAGCTTTGTTTGCGAATACTACAGGGGGTTCAAACACTGCAATAGGGCAATCAACATTATCTGAAAATGTAAATGGTTCTTTTAATACTGCAATTGGTAGATCAACTTTGTCTGCTAATTCAACTGGTTTAAGAAATACGGCTATTGGATACCTTTCACTATCTACAAATACTACAGGAAATGATAATACAGCTATAGGTGTAGATTCACTAACTGCTAATCTAAGTGGAAGTAAAAATACAGCTTTAGGACAATTAGCAGGGCGTTATTTTGGCACAAACTCTGAATTAACAAATGCAACTAATTCTATTTTTTTAGGAGTACAAACAAGAGCGTTAGTAAATAATTCAAATAATGAAATAGTTATAGGATATGATGCTGTAGGTGCAGGGAATGATACTATCACATTAGGAAATGTTAATATTGTTAGAACAGTGCTTAGAGGTGTAGTTGCTAATACTACAGCTTATACCGTTTCCACATTACCTACTGGAGCTAGAGGAGACAGAGCGTATGTGACAGATGCTTTAACACCAACATCTTTAGAAACTTTGACAGGTGGTGGAAACGTAACTTGCCCAGTGTTTTATAATGGAGTAAATTGGGTCAGTAATTTATCTTCCAATAATTCAGATTTAACAAATTTACAAAAAACTATTACGTATCCAGCAGACTTTACAGGTACAAACTATACTATAACAAATGCAGATAATAACTATACAATAATAGTAGATAATACTACCACTGCAGTCACTATAACAGTACCTAGTGGACTAATGTCTAAAATAGGAGTAGGTTTTATACAAAAAGGAACAGCAGATGTGACATTTGTAGCTTCAGGAACAACAATTCAAAATCCTATAGGGCTAAAAAGCAAAGGTCAATATTATCAAACATTTATTGAACAAGAACTTGCTACAAACGTAATATATCTATTAGGAAATACTAAAGTATAGGATATGAATAATTTTAAAAAAAACATATTTAAAAGTATGATAGATATAGTTGTAGTTACACCTTCTATAACATTTTCACCTAATACCCCATGTATTTCTGACGCAGGGATATTTGACACTACTCTTACAGGAACAGTTACTATTATTGGAGCAAGTTATGAATTTAGAGCTACTGCTTATACATATTCATCGCCTGCAGGAAGTATAAACACAGCAGTTTCTATGAACGGATTGACAAATATGATTGCAGAAAGAACAACTATAGGACAGTCTATTTCAGCTTCTTCAGTAACATTAGAACCAGGAATTCATACATATCAAATTAGAGTAAATTCAAACAGTAGTTTAGGTTCAGGGGGGGGATGTATTGATGTTACACAAGTAGCGTAATAATATATTTTTCAATAATAAATTAATATAAAATATAAATATAATGATAATAGAATGTAATGCAATATCTCAAAATATTAACGAATTATTAATCGCTTTCCAAGATTGTAAGAAAATTAAAAATTCTGATTTACGAAAAATGGTAGAATTAATATCTGCTGTTAATATTTGTAATAATGGAGGTCCAAATTATGATACCTTAATTACAAATGTATATAATACAAGTCAAACTGTAACATATCCTATTAATAGTTTTCATAGTTTTAGTTTAAGTATAATTTCAGGTAGTATTGTATATAATGGAGTAACCTTACCTGAAGGAGCTGTTAAAAATATAGAATACACTACTTTAAATCAAATACCAGTTTCATTTATTGTAAATACTGCAAGTCAGGTATTAGTTGAATATTTAATCGAAACAGTTTAAAATGGCTAAAATAACATCAACTTTACCTTCTAAAGGGTTAGGAATTTCGATACATAATAATTTACAAGGTTTAAACGTAGGTGATTATCAACACTTAACCGTTGCAGAAAAATCAGCGTTGGTTAGTGGTTCAGGAACTACGAATAGAATACCAAAGTTTAATAGTTCAAATACGTTAGTAGATAGTTCTATTTTAGATACGGGGAATATATTAATAGGTACTACAACAGATAACGGAGTAGACGCTTTACAAGTTACAGGAAGCGTAGGATTAAATACCGCCCCTACAACAAGCGCAGGGGGGTATGACATTCTTACAAGGAATACAAGTACAGGACAGGTTGAGAAAGTGGCTAGTAGTGTAATTGAAAACATAACTTTCCCATCTGATTTACCTATATTACATAGTACTGCGAAAAAATTGAAATTCGTAATGTACTGGCCACAATTATCTCCATATATGGATTGGTGGAAAGAATTAGACAACAATATGTTTAATTGGTCAGATATTGATAGTGACTTGTATATGATTAAATTTAGTCTAGGTGCTAATGCGGTAAGAATATTTATATATTATGATAACCAATTTAGACAAACCGGAACTTTAGGCTGGACGGATGGGGCGGGGAATCACAACCCAATTAGACTTGATCAATTAAAACAATTCATTTCGTTAGCCGAAGAATTTGAACTGGATGTCATTGTAACAATGTATCAATTACTTCCAGCATTAACTCCAGCTGACAACTGGGATTTCTTGGAAACAGACATTGAACACTATACGTCATTTCATACATGGATTTTAAATGGGATTAAAGAGCATAAAAACGTAACTTGTTACAATCTAATGAATGAACCTGATGGATATGGAGTATTTGCGGATCCAGCATTGGGTGGTAGAGTATTGACATTTTTAAATATATTAAGAAACGTAGGTAAAACAGTTGCTCCAAATTTAAAATGTATTGTTAATGCAACAACACATGACAATTCATTTAGAAGATTCCCAAATACACCAGCGGAAGCTAATAGTATCTATGACATCACAGATGTTTTGGCTCATAATTCATTTAGATGGGCAGATACAGGTGATTGGCCTGGAACAAATTTTCAAACTCAATTGGCTTATTTGAACGCGAAAAACGTTCTGAACAAACCTATTGCAATGATGGAATGCGGTTTTCCGGCTAACTATGCTCAACAATTAGTAGAAGGGTTTCCATTATTTAACGAATCTGGCGAACTCATTGAAGGTAATGCGAGTTCTACTGATGAAAGCATAGTTCCTCAAGGAAATATATTTGATAGACCTATTGGACGAGTAGGTGGTTTACCGCACACACAAGATAACCAAGCCAAAAGTGTTGGAGAAGCAATTGCAATGGCAGAAAGATATGACTTAGATGGTCTTGGAATTTGGTCAGCATTTGATCATAAAGCAAAATTTCTTATTGGTCCAAATGCCGCACCATACGTGTACCGTGACCCATTTGGACTTATTGATAAAAACAGAGTAGTGTTACCAGCAGGTAAACTATTCAAGTACGCTTTAACAGAAAAATATCCATATAATTTAAAACACAAGTTGTCCTTATCATCAGGTACAGTAGGTGGCGATGCTAGAATTAATGGACTTGGAGGATATAATACAGTAGATACAACTAAAAATACCCCCAATGGTGTTTATCTAGGTGTTGGAGGGTCTTATTGGAATTCAGAAGCGTTAGCAGTTTCATTTCCAACTAAGATAGTGTTAAATTTTACAATTAGGACAGCTTATACTCACCAAGAGCCTATGATCATAAGTATTCTTACTAATGGTAAGCAGCTTGATTTTAGATATAAAGTTTATGGAGTAAATTCTTGGCAACGATTAGATGCGACAAGCGCAGATATTGATAGAGGTTGGGCAAGCAACTCACCTGTTTTAGGAGTTGGAAATCACTCTTTAATGATAGATTTCTCCACAGTTGACTTAAGTCCTACAATAACTATCGATGGGATATTGTTAGATTATTCTGCTTCAGGAATCGAACCTTTTGATTTATGGATGTTGGCTGATGGATTTAGAATTGTAGTTAGAAATAACTCAGATTCTCCAATAGATTTAAAAGAAATCCTTGCACAAGGTACAACAGAGGGAGAAAGTATTGTTATGAACCGAGAATTTGCAAAGCCTATAATTAGAAAAGAACTTATACCAAGAAAATTGTAAAATAAAATGACAAAAACAATAGAAAATGAGTAAATTTTTAAGCCTTAATTGGCAGGACTTCCGGAAAAATATGTTAATGACACTACTAACATATGGTGGTTATTTACAAAAAAACTAAATAAAAACTAAATAAAAACTAAAATATGATAGATAGTGAAGATGCTAAAGATGTATTAGTTAAAGTTATTGATACAGAACCTAATAATAGAAGTTGGGTTTTGTCATTAATTCTAAATATAATTTTAGCAGCAGCCTGTTTTTTTTGTTATTCTAGAATGATAAATGCTGAAAATAGAGAAGTAAATTTATCTCAAAAATTAGATATTCAAAAATCTTTAAATTTAGCAGATAGTAAAGATTGTTTAAAAGCAATTAGAGAAGCTGAAAAAAATAAAGATTTAGAATGGTCTATTAAAGTAGATAATTTACAAACTATTTACAATAAAGAATTAAAAGAAAAAGCTGAAAAATTAGAAAGGCAGATTAAAGAAATTAATAAAAAAGTAGGTAGATGAAAATATATATATGTTTAATTTTAATGTTTGTAACTTATAAGAAATCTGATAAAATTTCTTTTATACAAGAAAGATTTTTAATAGAAAAAAGTTTAAATCATACAGAAAAAGAAATTGAAAAAATTAATAAAATCTTAGATAATAAATATCACAAATTTAAAACTAAATAAATATTATCATGGATAAAGCTTTAGAATTAAGTGAAAAATATAAAAGTTTACTAAATAAAAATAATATTAATACATTATTAAGATTATCTCATTTTTTTGCACAATTAACTCATGAAAGTGGTTTAAAACCAATTAGCGAAAATTTAAATTATTCTGAAAAAGGTTTATTAACTATTTTTAAAAAATATTTTAATAATATTACAGCTAAAAAATATGCTAGAAACTCTGAAGCTATAGCTAATAAAGTTTACGCTAATCGAGGAGGTAATGGTAATGAAAAATCAGGAGATGGTTGGAAATATCGTGGTAAAGGATTTATACAAATAACTCTTAAAGATAATTATAAATCTTTATCTAAAGATACAGGTATTGATTATTTTAATAATCCTAATCTATTATTGACAGAAGCTGATAGTATGATTTCATCAATATGGTATTGGAATAAAATTAATGGTAATAAATATGCAGATAATGATGATTTAGATACTATTAGTGATTTAATAAATATGGGTAAAAAGACAATTAAAATTGGAGATTCGAATGGCTATATAAATAGGCGTAATCATTTGAATAAATTAAAAAAATTATTTAAATAAAAGATTATGAATATAAATTTAAAAGAAATTATAATATGGATATTAATATTAATTTTATGTTTTTTTATAGGTAGATGGACATCTCCTGTAGAAACTAAAATTGTAAAGATAACTATACCATCAACATCAGGTAATTCATCCATTATAAATAACCCTAAACCTATTATAACAATTAAAGATAGCCTAGTCTATAAAGATAGTTTAATTTATACTGATAATCCAATTAATAAACAAATCATACAAGATTATCTTGAGTTAGAAAATAGATATACTGGATTAGAATTAAAAACACAGCAGTTATTAAAATTTGTAAATCTTTCACAAATTAGAAAATATCAAATTCCTTTTGAGAATGATACTATTAAAATTATAGGAGATATAGAAGTTCAAGGTGAATTAAAATCTTTAAAATATAATTGGATAATTAAAGAAAAAACTTTTGATACTACTGTTGAAATTAAAAAACCAACAATGAATTTATTATTAGGGGGTAGTGTATCAAATAATATAGATTTAAATAAGTTTAATATTAATGCTAATATAGGTATTCAACGTAAAAATGGTGACCTTATATTAGGCTCTTATGGAACATTTGATAAAACAATTCAAGTTGGATATTTAGTTAATTTAAAACTATAATAAAAATAATTATAAAATAATTGCAATTTTATTAGGTTTTTACAAAAAAATATATTATCTTTGTAATTATTAATCAACATATTATATATGAAGCTGGAAGAAATAAAAGAATTTTTAAGAAATAAACAAGGATATATTAAATTTGGTGCTTATAAATTATCAACAATATTAGATGTTGATGAAGATTTATGTTATCAAGCATTAGGTGAAATTCGTAAAGAATTTAAAAATAAATACGAATATAAAAAACCTTTATTTGAAGATTATAAAAATAGAACTATCGATAATAAACCTAAAACAACTGAAGACGTTTTTAAAAATGCTTTTAAATATACAACATTATCTAAAACTCCTCATGAAAGTTTTATTAAAAAATCTAAAACTGGTAAAAATGTTTTAGTTATTGGTGATTTACACGAACCTTTTTGTTTAGATGGTTATTTAGAACATTGTATCAAAACCTACAGTAAATATAAATGTAATGAGGTAGTGTTTATAGGCGATATAATAGATAATCATGCTAGTTCGTATCACGAAACTGATCCAGATGGATATAGTGCCGGAAAAGAACTTAAATTAGCGATACAACGAATAAAACAATGGTATAGTGCTTTTCCAAAAGCAACTATAATCATAGGTAATCACGATAGACTTATAATGCGTAAAGCACAAACAGCAGGTTTATCGAGAATGTGGATTAAAGACTATGCTGAAGTACTGGGTACACCAGGTTGGAATTTTACAGATTCAATTGAAATAGATGACGTATTATATATTCATGGAGAAGGTGGTACTGCTAGAGCAAGGGTGCGTAGAGACTTACAATCTATTGTACAAGGTCATTTACATAGTCAAGCATATATTGATTGGTGTGTAGGTGCTAAATTTAAACTATTTGGAATGCAAGTAGGATGTGGAATTAATCATGAATCTTATGCAATGGCATATGGTAAAGAAGGTCCTAAACCTGCTATAGCATGTGGGGTAATTCTTCAAGGTGAAGTACCGATAAATATAATGATGAATTTATAAATAACAAAATATGACCCCAGCCATAACGGTCTGGGGTTTTTTATTAAATAAACATATGAAAATAAATAAAATAATTTACGATATTCGTACTGCAATAAGAGATACTGTGGATGATCAACGTTTTTCCGACAGGTATTTAATTCATCTATACAATTTAAAACGTAGTAAATACTTACGTAATGATGCTAATAATTTACAAAAATTAATAGATAATTCAATATTACAGAAATTCTGTATGGATATGGAAGAAGTATCCGTTAATGAATGTGGTTTAGACTACGATTGCGACACGATAATGCGTTCAAAGACCATTATACCAATTCCATTAGAATTACATCTTAAATCAGCTATAACAGAGGTTAAACCAACTGTTAAAATAAGTAAACCATTTAACTTTGTTAATAAAGAACGAGCTATTTGGAGTCAGTATTCACCTTTTGCAGAATCAATCTATGCTTTTTTAGATACAGATAAGTATTTGTATTTAATTAGTAAATCTGAAACAGTTAAATTAATTGACTGTATTACAGTAACAGGTATATTTGAAGATCCTTTAGAATTACAAAATTATAAAAATTGTTGTGGTTGTGAAGAACCTAAATCTTGTTTTGATATAGATGACACTGAATACCCATTACAATCACATCATATTGATTCAATAAGAGGTGAAATCATACAAACTCTTGTAGGCTCTTTAAAATTACCTCAAGATGAAATAAATAATGCTAATGATTAATCTCAGAGGAGAAGGTCGTATTAATACGGATTTTGGTATTAAAGATTATTACGATTATTATAAATCTAAATCTAAAGAACCTAAATCTAAAACTTTATTTGATAAAGTAGTTTATGATTTTAATAAAAGAATTGTAGAAAGTATTATTAATGAGGGTTTAGAATTTACACCTGTTAAAACTAAATTTACATTTTGTATTAGAAAGAATAAACGAGGTATTAAATTAGTTGATAATAAAGTTGTGAACACTCATCCTATTGATTGGAAAACTACAACTCAATTATGGGAAAATGATGAAGAAGCTAAAGATAAAAAGTTAATTATTAGATTTTTAAATAATCATACATCTAAGTATGTATTTAGAATTTTAATGTTAAAGGGTAAAGGTAGTTATTTAAATAAAAGATTTTTTAGATATAAACCGCCACGTTCTTTTCAAAGAACTTTAGCTAAAAGGATACTAAATCCAAATTTAGAAAATTATGAAGCATATAGACAATATTAAATATATAAAATTATGATGACAGGACGTACTGTAAGTATTGGAAATATACTATGGAAAGTATTAAAACAACCAATTGTACAAGATTTAAAATATGAAGATGCTGCAGAATATGCAATTGAATATTTAAGATTAATAGGCGCTTCTTTAGTTTTTGAAGATAAAGTTGAACGTATTAAACTTAATAATTATAAAGGATTATTACCTGTAAATTTAATCAATATTAAAGGAGTTGCTTATTCAGATTCTGAATGTGAAGGTGGTGTTGCTATGAGATACGCTAGTAACATTTATCATACAGATATTCAAAATAATAGAGATTGTGATGTTTTTCAAGAACACACATATATAACTCAAAATAATGTTATAACAACCTCAATGAAAGATGGTTGGGTTAATATTTCATACAGTGCATTGGCTACAGATGAATTTGGTTACCCTTTAATACCTGATAATGAATCGTTTAAAGTTGCTTTAGAATATTATATTATTCATAGAACTTTGGAAGGATTATGGTCAATGGGTAAAATTACAGATAAAGTGTTTCAATATTATGAACAAAAGCGCCATTATTATTCAGCACAAGCTACTAATTCAATGATTATTAAAAATATGGATCAAATGGAAACTATGATGAATTCAATTAATCGAATGATTTTAGATGTCAATCCACAAGAAACATTTTATAAAAATTTTGGAATAAAAGAAGTAATTAAACAAAAATAATTATGACAAATAAATTTATTACACATAGTTATGTAGGAATGCAAAAAGATATTTCAAATAGTAAATATCAACCAAATTTTTATTATGATGCAAAAAATATAAAGATTAATGCTACAAC